AATGTATTGTGAAACAATCTTTTTCTGTCCTTCGGAAAGTGTGGTGCCGTATTCATCGTTAAACTTTTTGATGAACTGACGATAAATAAGAGCGTCTATTGGCTTGTATTCTTTGTTTTCTTTTAACTCTTCATAACCACAAAGTTTCTTGACCAAGTTATTCTCAACAAGAACACGGCTTTTCGTGTTGTCTATTCCTTGTAGAACATTGTGAATGGTTCCAAGATCTCTGTAGTTTGGAACAAAGTTGTTATAAACTGATGCTCCAAGTTGCTTGTTTATTACAGAAATAAGTTTTGTTTGAGCATTAAATGTTGCTTTACGATCCATTGTTCCGTATGAAAACTTGCTTTCTTGGATAAGTCGGTCAGCAAGATGCGGCTCTTCCATATCTTTCGTTTCTAAAAGAGAACGATAAAGATTTAGTTCTTTATAAAGTAAAGTGCCTTTCTTAAAATGCTCCTTTACTATTTTAGTTATTGTTGCTGCTCTTTCTGTGTCGTTTTCTAAAGCAGCCTTGGTTAGTTCCCTAACTAATGCCTCATAAAGAAAAGCGGTATTTCTCTTCTTATTGTATTTGGTCATTTCTTTTCTCCAGTGATTCTAATAAACGGTCGACTTCTTTAGAGTGGTCTTCAAAGCCTTCCTCTAAAGTATAATTAGTTTCTTTTTTCTCAACCATCCCTTCAAAGATATTTTCTACATCTTCAAAAAGGTCTGAGGGCTTTGGAAGACCTAGTTTTGATCTTCTTGTATTGCCTGTTGCGAACTCTGGAACTGCGGTTGAGCGCATTCCCATTCTTAGTTTTTTAACTCTTCCATCTTTCTTTGGGCGATACATTTTGCCTTTTGAAGCAGGAGTTGTTGTTAGAACATTTCCTGAATCATCTCTTTTACCAGGAGCGACTTTTAGAATGTCTTCTTCTGGTGCTGCTTCTTCGCCGCCAACTTCAGGTGTTTCTTCAGTTGGAGTTTCTGGTGTTTCAGTTTCCATTCCAAAACCACCTAAATCGCCACCGCCAACAGTTGTTTCTTCTGTTTCAGAAGCGGCAGCGGCTGAACTATCAAGAAGTGAGGCAAACTTGCGGTCAAAGAACATTTCACGCTGGTTGCGAAGGAACTCTTCTTGTGAGATGTTGAAGATACGCTCAGCAATGTAGCGCTTGGAGAAGAAGCCTTCAGTTGCTGAAGAAGCAACCTCAAACTGTGTCTTCATTGTTTCTAGATCTTGTAGTTCTGCTATTCTTGACGGGTTGTTTAATTTAAGTTTGAACCCGGTAAGATCGGACTTTCTAAAGCCTAGTGTATAAAGGTGAACCATACCTATTTTGGTAAGCTCTGATACTAATGCTTTTTGAAGTCTTTGGATAGTTCTAGCAAAGCGAATGTCTTTTTGTGAAAGTGAAGTTCTATCTTCTGCGTTCTCACCGGCAACTAAGTAAGCTTGTGGGATCTTAATAGCAGAGAAAAGTTTTTCACGAAGATACTTAACATCTTCAATCTGTGAGGTGAACTGACCGCCAGCAAGGGTTTCAATTTTTGTTCCTTGCGTTCCACCACGAACTGGAATGTAATAATCTTCCTCAACAGACATTGGGTTGTAGCGAAGATCGACACGACCACTATCAGCATCAACGATCTGGTTGCGCTTAAGAGTAGTCATTACTTGCTGCATGTAAGTTTCTACGTCCTGCGGAGAAACTGCACCAACATCAACATAAAATACACGGCGTTCAGGAGCACGAACAATACGATAAGACATCATTGCGTCTTCTACAAGTGTAAGTTGTCTCCAAATACGACGAGCGCCTTCTAATACAGAAGTTCCATATGGGTTGTATTTATTATTTCCTAAAACACGGAAATGTGCGATCTGCCAATCTTCAAAAGTTAAGCCACCGCTATTCCACTGGAACTGAAGGTAGTTAGGGTTGTTCTCATCTTGCCCTTCAAGCCTTTCGATCTCGTTAACAGGAAGAGAAACAACATTTTGGATACCTATTCTTTCATCAATGTCAAGATAAAGGAAAAAGTCTCCGTATTTGCAAAGAGTTCTTGCCCAACCGTAGAGATTTAAGTCAACATTAAGAACATCATAGTAAAGAATGTCCAATGCTGTCTTTATTTCTTGGTTTGGGCAGTCAACTGTGAGCATTTTGCGAACTTCTGTCGCAGTTGTCATTTCATCAGCGTAAATGTCAAGGGCAGAGTTGAGTTCTGGCATGTATTCCATTTGCTCAAAGTCCAAATAACGCTCTGAGCGGTTCTGGTTGAGCATAAAGTCGCCATAGAAAGAATAGTTCTTCTCATAGTCGGCTTTTTTGAACTCTTTTCCTGATGCGGAAGTCCAGTTAAACTTATCTAACTCTTTTCTACGGTATTTTCTTACTTGTTCGTGTCTATAATTGACAATAGGACCTGAAAAAAGGCGAGTTAGTGCCTTATAAAGCGGGTTTTCAGGATTTCTTGGATTTTCTGAACTTCTTTTAGGTATTATTGTTTTTTTATATGCCATTTATTAGCCCTTGTATAACCATAAGTATTGTTGTTGCTGTTGTTTTGCTTCTCTTGCCTGTCCTGACTTCATTACGGGCAAGTGTCCAATCATTCCGGGTATAGTTGTATTTAGTTCTTTTTTATTTGTAAAGAAAGCGCTTAACATTTTTTCTGATTTCTCTCGATCGTAAGCGCTTTCCTCAAAAACAGTATCTCTTATCCAACAAGCAATAGCAAAAGACATAACTAAGTCGTCGTGCTTTGATCGCATTGCTTGTGGGCGACCGTTTTTCCAAATAAAAGTTTTAAATTCTCCAAATAATCTTTTGGACTTTGTTATAACTAGTTGATTGCGAACCATTTCTTCCATCTTGGTGATGATTAATGGTCTAGTTTTAGCAGAAGTAGCAAAACCAGGTGTTGCTCCGTTGATGTTTTCTGCTATTACAGGATCAATGTATTCATCATTTTTGGAATAATACAGATTACTATACCTTAAATCTTTCAACTTGTCAATAAGCATAAAGCCAATATTGTTACTTTCTACAACAACAAGACAGTTTCCGTATCTTGTTGCTGTTTGATGAACAACATTAGCATACATGTCTATTGTTAGTTTGCCTTGATACTCTGCTGCAATCTCATTTGTTGTTACATTCCAAACATGAAAAGCAGAATAGTCTTCTCCATCACCCCTGGAAACATCAACAGACATAAAATACTTGGAAGTTGGATCGTATTCTTGCCAGATCCATAGATTTCTATCAAAAGCATCACGATAAAGTGGTTCGTTAATGTTCTCAAAGACCCATTCTAAGTGTTCTGCATCAATAACTGTTTCACCTGAAGATAAGAAAGAGCACTCTAACTCTTGTGCTATTTCTTTTTTGGTCATGTTTCTGGTTTCTTTCTCAAACCATTCTTGATCTCGATCAGGGTGAACATCCCAAGGAAGCATTGTTGGATGGAAGTCATTTAAATTAGCATCTGCGTCTGAATACATACGATAAAACCAGTTGCCGATGCCGTTCGGTGTTGAAAGAGCAATACAACGACCACCGGTTGATAGCGTGGGGTATAGACCTTTCCAAAGTTCGTCCAAACCATCAACGTGAGCAGCCTCATCAACAATAAGAAGTGAAAGGGCTTCTGAACGACCGGCGTCTCCTGATGTTGAAGATGCTTTTATTTGTGAGCCGTTGGATAACTCAAAAGAGTTTCTGTTGTCTATTGCAATGTCTGCTATTTGCAACCAAGGTGGAAGGTTCTTGATCATAAACTTAACTTTTTTAACCAAGTTTCCGGCTGTTGAAAGTTTGGTTGCAATAACAAGAATGTTCTTTTCTCTATGAAAAAGAATAAGCCACGCAGCATAAGCCGCCGTGACTGTTGAGATACCCAACTGGCGTCCTTTCAAGATTATGTTGAAGCGGTAAGCGTTATAATCTTGAAGGAGGTCTTTTTGGAATGGGTAAGTCCTGAAAGGAATGGGTCCTTTTTCAGGGTGAGAGATGCGGACATAGTTCTCGATGAAGTAGTTGGGATCTTTTCCGCATCTAACAATTTCTTTTATGACTTGTTCTTTGTTAAGCACACTACTTACAGACCTCTACGTTCCTTAGCAAAACGACGATAAGTTTCCATAAGTTTGTCTTGTGCGGGAATGGGCGGGTTTTCGTCAACACCTTTCATTCCGCCGATCTTGTATTTTTTGAGTGCGGTTGCAAAAACACGAACATTTGATGTTGACTGCACAAGAACATCAACTTCACCATCGGCGGTAAGTGTAACACGCTTTCCAAGTATTTGAGCAGCACGAGTGGAAAGATACTTAGCAATGTCAGACATTACTTTTTCCATTTCTTCTTCAAAACCACCGCCATAGACTTCTTTTAGTTTAATGTCTGTTTGGTAAGTTATTGTGAGAATATCACCTGCGAAACGAACATTAAATCCGTCCATGTGGCGACTATCCTTCACAAAATCACCTTCTTCACGGCGAAGACCAATCTTAAGTGGTTCTCCGTTGGCGTCGGTGCCGCCATCATAGGCTAGTGCGGCTGCTTGTGCTAATGCTTGAACTGGTGTCATTTATTATTCTCCTGAATGCTTATACTTATTAATTTCCTGCGCTAACTGCTCAATGAAGTCTTCATCATCTAGAAGAGGCTCTTGGATCTTGGCTATCATACCGCTATCCATTGTTTTCATCGCATCAACTACTGCTCGTGCAATGTCTTTTTCTGTTGCGATACCTTCTTCATTTGCCCACTTCATAACACGCTCAAAGTCTTTTTGCGAAGCTTCGGCGTCCATTTTTGCAGCGTCTGCAGAAGCATCTGAAACCGCAGCGCTATATGCTTTCATTTGGCCTTTATTTAAACCAGAGGTAGAATCACTAGCTTCGATTTCAGCAGCACGAACATCTAAATCATCGGCTGCGCCGCCCCTGAACGTTCTTTTTGAACGAGGTGCTTTTGGACCTCTACCGAAAAGGCCCCCAAGAGTTGCTTCGTCTAAGCCAGCAATCTCTTCTTTAATAATCTCAACTAGTCTTGCTTTTGTGATCTTCATTTGGTCTCCATCCTTTTTTCCAGCGCTCTTCACGACCTTCTACCCATTGGACATAACATTTAAAACAAGTATCCCACTTTGTCTTACAAGTTTCGTCTTTTAAGGTCTTGATCTGTGATGAACAAGTAGAACATTTAGATTTGCTTTCTTTACTAAGTAGTCTCTTTGTAATAAAAAAACCTTTTTGGTCTTCAAGAGATTCTGAATCGTTGGATTGAATTTTTTGTGCGAACTCTTTTTGTTGTTCTTTGTATTCTTTTTCTTTGGTCTCGTCCCAATCGCTTTGGGGTGTTTTGATTGCTTCATCACCCCAGCGTTCTTTTATTGCTTTTTCTAGTTTTGCTATTTCGTTTAGTTTTTTATTATCAAGTGGGAGCATTGTATACCTTTTGCTTTGCGATAAATACCATTTCTTTTAGACCAGGCGTTGTTTCCATTTGATCTAAGTCTTTTATTGAGCACCATTTATAGTCTGAATGTTCTTTTCCATCTAAATAAACATTACCTGAGTATTTGTTTGTTGTAAAGAAATGAACTCTTCCTTTTTTAACTATACCAGTATCAATAAGGTCTTTTGGGCTTATTGTTAAGCCACATTCTTCTTTTACTTCTCGACAAGCACCTTTTTGTATGTTCTCGCCAATGTGAACGTGCCCGCCAACTGAGCACCAGCGGTTAGGCATCCAAGGATCTGTTGGTCCTCTTTTTAAAGAAAGAAAGTGGTCTTTGTCTTTGAAAATAATAACGTGTCCTGAGATTTCAGAGTCTTTTTTCATTTTATTTATTTTTATTTGTATCATTGTGGAAGCGACATCATTCGATCAAAAGAAGCAGATTTTAAATCACCCAACTGGTCAATGTATCCTTGTTTACGAAGAATCTTGAACGCAATGTTTTCTGGTGAATAAGCGCCTTCTCTTTGAAGTCCTGCTTTTCTCATTCTTTTAAGTTTTGCAAAAATGCGAGTGGCTTGGCGCTTCGCTTCAACAAACTTTTCTTGGTTCATTAGTTCTTGGACCAAACCAACTTGGTGCATTATCATTTGTGCTTTTTTCATTGCTGAGTTATAGTCAAAGTCTTTATTTAGTCTCTTGGGAGGATTGACCCAACGATCTTTTGTAAGTGAATATACAGGACGGTCTTCGTCATCATAAACTTCATCAATGTCTTCAATGTAAATTTCAACTTCGTGTCCAAAGATTGTTATGTTATGACGCTCATTCCACACAAGTCTGCGAGAATTAAAAAGATCACGAACCATATCAAGATCTTGGTTAACTTTGGAAAAATCAACCACGATATGTAAGTCAATATCAGAATCAGGATGGTAGTTAAACCCAGCCAGTGAACCAGTGAAGTAAATATCCTCCACAGCGTCTGGATCAATGTTGTGATCTCGTAAGAATGCATTTGCTATACGTTTTAGTTTTAGTCTAACTTCTAGTTTTACTTGGTCTGGATCATCCCAAATGTCTCGGGAAAGTTCGTTGTGTTGTTTGAAGTGGTCCTTAGAGAGAATGGCTTTTCTTATTTTCTTTTTCTTGACTTCTCGCTCCATTCTGTCCAAGTGAGTATAGTATAATGGATCTTCAGCCAAATGGTCAAGCGCAATCTCTTCAGCCACGTCAGGATCTTCTGTGTGCTCCATTTCATGTTGGATGCCCTTTCGCAACTCTTTCGGGTTTACATCTTCGGGTCTTAGTTTGTCCCCTTCACCACCTTTGAGTTGGTCTCTTTCTATTTCTGCTGCTTCAAATATTTTCCAAAATTGCTGGAACATTTACTTTCCTCTTTTTGCTTTGCTTATTTCTATTGCGGCAAGTTGTTTTTTGGCTGCTTTTTCTGTCTTGTGTGTTCCAAGTCGTTTGCCGCCTTTTTTTGGATAAACAACATACTCGTCGTCAATTTTCTTTATTGTTTCTTCTATTTCTTCGTTGGTTTTCTCGCCTGGTTTTGAGCGAGTTTTTTGGTTCTTACAAAACTGCTTCATTGTAAAACCTTTTGGGTTGTCGCAGTTTTTCTTTCTTTTTGATCTTTCACTTTTGGACCATTCTTCATCAAGAAGTTCCAAAACTATTTCTTCTATAAGGTTTTTAAGATCCATCTATCTTCTCCTAAATGGTCTGTATGTTGCCGAGAAACCACCTACAATAGAGTTTCTTGTTATATCATAAGTAGCATTCAAACCATAATCAAAAGTGCTGGTTTCTAAATGAAAGGCAGGACCAACAGCAAATGCGTCCAAGCCAGCATTTACAGCAACGCCCATTCCAAGTCTTTCATACCAACGTTCTCTTACAACTCTTGGGTTTACACGAAGAGCGCCTATTTCTAGTTCCAGCCTTTCGCTTTGTTCGCTTGCGATAGCAGCCCAAGAACCATCGGCGGCTTGGTTTAATGCAAGATCAATAATAAAAGCATCCAACTGAGAAACAACAACTTCTGCATAAGAAGGGTTGGTTTCTGTGTGTCCAACAGCACGGAAACCGTTTGTTTCTAAGTCAAAGTCAACACGCAAGTTCGGCAAACTTGTTTCTATTGGTTCATCGCTGTTTGGATCAACAGGGCAACGATACTCAATAACAGTTGTTGTTGCTGAGGAGTTTTCCCTTGTGCTTGCAAACTCCAAGTCTTCTCTTAATGAAGCATTAACTTGAGATACAGCAAAAATGCGTCCATCAAGAATTTTTATTGCTGCTCTCAAGTTTGTGTTTTCACCTAAGATCTTTTCTAAGTTTCTTCTTGTTATTTTTCCTTCTTCGGAAAGACGAAACTGAACGCCCTCAAGGATCTCAACGGATCCTTGAGCAGCGGACAACTGGTTTCTTAGGTCTTGTTGTGCTTTATTTGACTGGTTTCTTTCAAGAACAATAACAGCAAAAAGACAAAGCACAACAAAACCCAAACCAATCTCAATACAAGATCTTAGTGAGGGCTTTTTCATTACTTCTTAAGTCGCTCAACCGCATCAATAACAGTTTGACCACCAATGTAAATAGAAGTTACGATAATCCAGTTGTCGGCGTCAAGATTAGCACCAAAAGCAAGAAGCCCTGTGGCTGTAAGCCAAGCAAGGAACTTTCTGCTTATTGCTTTTTCTACAACACTGTCCAAAAAGCCTTTTTCAATGTTGTCTGAGTTACAATCATTACAAGTCATCATAAGTACTCCTTTAACATTATAAATAGTTATACATTTACAAAAGCGTACCCGTCCTTTTTCTGGATCATTACCTCGTCATCTACAATGTCCTTAAGTGAATCCAAGTGAGAAATAAGAAATACTGTCTCAAAGTTTTCACGATACATTTGCAAGATCTTGATAAAGCCGTCCATGTTTTCAGCGTCAAGTGCGGTTGCTGGTTCGTCCAATACAGCAAAGTTTGGAATGGGCAAAGAAGATACATTTAACAAGCCAAGCCGAATAGCAGTTGCCGCAATGGTCTTTTCTGCTCCTGAACCCAACTCAATAGGACGTTGATCAAACTTTGGATGCTTAATAAAAACATTTAGTTTGTTTCCATCTTCCTCAAAGAAAACTTGGAAGTCCACAACATCTGAAAGAACCTTTTCGATTTCTTCGTTGATAATAGGAAGCATTTTCTTTGTTACATCATAAGGAATGCCGTTCGGGTGAACGCAACGCATAAAATAAACATAAGTAGAGTATTCTTCTCTTGCAACTTCCAACTTTTGTTTGTTTTCATTTGCAAGATCAATGCGAGCCTTTGCTGCTGCTTCAAGACGAAGGAAATGAAGAAGATCGTTGTTGCACTCATCACAGTCTTTTTGTGTTGTCTTGATAGTTCTGTTCATTTCTGCAACTTTTTCTTTTAATCCAATAATTTCTTGGATTTTTGTTTCATTTTCTTCGTAGGTTTTCTTCTTTTGAGAAAGTTCTTTGATTTTCATTTCAGCAATACGAAGTTCCATTTCTTTATTTTCTAGTCTTTTTTCTGTATTTGACCTTTCTACTACAAGCTCGTTGTACTGAGTAAACAACTTATTTGCTTCTTCTACGTTTAGAGCCTTTATTTCGTTTTCATAAGTCCCGACGGCTTCTTGCAAGTTTTTGATTGCTTGATCAATAACATCGTATGAACCAACTGCTTCGTGAGCATCTTTGATAAAACGACAAGTTGGGAATTGATCGCCGCAAGGAACAGAAGAAAGAAGTTCTTGTTTGGCTTCCACAGATGCTTTCTCACGCTCTTGTTCTTTTATTGATAGTGTGAGGTCTGTAAGTCGTTTGAATGTCTTAGAATAGACTTCCTTGCGTTCTAAGATACTTTCTAAGTCAAAGTCTTGGATAAAGTCTTCATAACTCTTAAGATTGACCTTATCTTCTTGGATAGAAGCCAATAAAAGTTCTTTTTTGTCTTTATTTCTTTTTAAACCATCAAGAACTGAATTAATGTCAATGTCAACTTCTTTTTGTGAATCAATCTGATGTTGCAAAGAACTTTTTTCTTCTTTTAATAAGTCCAAAACACCATTTAGTTCATTACAATGAAGTTTTACATTTAGAATACTATCTTTTAGTTCTACGAGGGTTGTTTCTTCGGCTTCGATCTGAGCATCATAGTCTGTTCCTTCAAGGCTCTTGACCAAGGCACGCTTATCTTGTGAGATTTCTTTTGCTTTCTTAAACTTTTTATCCAAGATCTCAAGGTCAAGGAACTTAGCCAAGATTTCTTTTCGCTTTGTTGTGCCTTCGTTGATAAAGTTCAGTGAGTTCATTTGAGACATCATTGAAGTTAAAAGAAAGTCATCAAGTGTTCCCAAATACCTGCGAATGTTTGCATCGGTTTCGTTTCTTGTTTGACCATTGAGGCATTCTGTTTCGCCGGTTGCTGGATCGTATACTGAGAAAGTAAGATCTGTTTTTGCTTCGGTGCTTTCTTTGCCGTGAAGTCGTTTGATGTATTTCTTGCTTTCTCGCTTGATCGTAAACTCTTTGGATCCAATAGAGAACTTTACTTCCCCTTCTGCTTCTTCTTTATTTTGGTTGATAAGATCCACATTTTTGCGAACAGACTTAGAACTGGAGTTAAAAATAGTATAAAGAATACTATCAATAATTGAAGACTTGCCTGAATAGTTCTTTCCAAAAATACCAACAATGCCGTTTAACTTTGCAAAGTCCAAAGAGTTGCTTTCTCCGTAGTTGAAAAGGTTATCAAACTTAAAGTTTTCCAAACTCCAATGAATGTTTCGCTTTGTTTCTTCGTCTTCGTTGATAAGTGTTGAGATTTGCTTGTTAAGAGCAAATACTTGTGAAAGTTGTTCATTGGTTAGTTCATAATCAACAAGGTATTCTTTCATAAGCTTTTCTTGGACATCAGCATCACGCATGTTCATTCTTTCTGCGTGTGCTGAGGTTGAAGCACCACGAGCACCTGAGAACTTATTAAGAAAAGCAACTGACTCTGGTCTAAACTTAGTTTTTACCACATCTGCAGCCTTTTTAAGTGCTGAAATAGGGTGGTTGTGTTCAGAAATAAGACGAACACGAGCGCCAGTTGGAATATTGGTTGCTCTTGGCAGCCTTCCGGTTGGAGTTAAGTTAATTGTAATGAAAGGTTTGGGGTTTTCCAACTGAATGTGCTTGCAAGTAAAGTTTTCTTTATCTTGAATGTCCCAAATAAGGATTCCTTTATCATTTGACTCACCAAAGTTCTGCTGAATGGTCGATCCAGGGTAGCGGAAGCGTCCGTGGTCGTCCAGCATTTGATTTGTCTTGTGAATGTCTCCAAAAAAGCCATAATCAAAGTTTTGGAAGGTCTCTAAGTTTGCTTCTCCTTCTAAAACCCACCCAATGTCGGTTTCTGAACCACGAACACAGCCATGATAAAGGGCAATGTTGATAAAATCAGGATCGGGGTTTAGATCCCAGTTGTTTTCATCGTCAAAAACGCACAAAGCGTGCAATTTAAAGTTGTTTGAGAGTTCAACACTATCATAACCCTTAAAAAGATGAAGATCTGGGTGATTTAAGTTCTGGACAATAGGAGTTAAGGCATCTTGACGGGCAGAGTTCTTTAAATTTCCGTCGTGATTGCCCAAAAGAACAAAAGTTCCGGCAATATCAGCAAGATTTGCAAGAAACTCTGATGCTAACTCAACAAACTCAGGTGAAATCTGAGTTTTAGTGTGTGCAATGTCTCCTGTGTGGATAATGTAGTCGACTTTTTCTTCTCGGAGTGTTTCGTATAGTTTCTCAAACACTTCTCGGTATTCTTTTTGGTATTTATAGTTTCTGATGTGAGTATCAGAGATGTGTGCAAAACGCATTAGATAGCCTCCAGTAAGTTTCTAGCGGTTAATTCGAATAAATCCTGTTGAAGGATTGGGGCTGCTTTTTTCTTTCGCAGCGAAAACTCATTTTTAGGCATTTCGCCAAGGTCTTTGAAACCAGATACATCTATTTTATAGACTTCTATGTCAAAATCAAGTAATAACTTCATAATTTTTAGTTCTTTTTCATAAGCATCTGGATCCAACGCAAGATAAACTGTACTATCACTTTCGATCAACTTACGAAGAAGAAGTGAGTTTTCAGTCATTGTAGAGCCAAGCAGCGGAATAGAGTTTGGTCCAGCAACAATAGCGTCAAAAACACCTTCTGTGATCACAACGTCTCTGTCCCAATCAACAAAAAGTTCATTGAAAACAATGTTTCGGCTTGCTTTTGGGTTTTTGTAAGTTGGCCAAACCTTTTTATCAAAGGCTCTGCTGATAAAATAGTTAACTGACCCTGCTTCACCAAACGAAGGAACCAATAAACGTCCTTCATACTTTCCTTTTTCACAGAAACCAATCTTCCAATAAGCAATGTCGAAGTCGTCAAGTCCTCTTGCCATAAGATAGTTTAGTGGTCTGCGAAGTGTTAGTGGGATGTCTTTTTTGTGAAGTGGCTGGTATTCTTTTGGAAGCTGAATAACTTGTTGTTCTTGTTCATCCGAGAACTCCAAAAGAAGCTTTTCATCAAACTCCGAAAAGTCAATCTTCTTTGAGAACCGATCCCACTCTTTAAGAAGAGACCAATTTCCAAACTTCTTGATCAAACGACGAACGTTTCGTCCAGACGCATCACAAACCCAACACTTATAAACATTTTTCTTGATGTTCAAAGAAAGTTTTGGCTTGTGGTGCTTGCAAAAAGGGCAGTGAAACAAATGTTCACCGCCTGATTTAAATGAATATCCAAGCGCTTGCTTTGCAATGCTTAGTTTTTCTCTTTCGTGCATAGTTCAAGTCCCGCTCTTGCTATGACAAGTGAGTCAGCCCGATCATAAGTATCAGGCTTAGGGTTGCCATGTCTCGTATACTCTACCACAAACGAAGGCTCGTTGTCAAGTAGATGCTGAAGGACTTGTTCTTTTGCTGGTGTTCCTTTGGTTATCTTGATGCCGGCAAGCTTTCTTGCTGAAGTGGCTGCGATGTATTCGGGTTCGATGGACCACTCTTTATAAGCAAGCCAAGAGACAACACCATTAAAACGAGAGAGAGTAGAAAGAGTTGCAGCAGAACTAAATCCCGATCGAAAAGATTGTAAAGACTGTTCGATAAAGATCTTATCTGGTTTTTGAGATAAATTCTTAAAAACTTCAGCAACTTGTTCACTCTTTATAAAGAAGTTTTTATACTTCCTTAAATCTATTGAGTTATTTAATATAATGTTATTATTATAATCTAATAAAGTAACACCTGTTATACTAGTACTTATGTCTAATCCTAAAATCATATAAGATCTATACCATAAAAAATACTAGATGTCAAGTTTTAGTTTAAAGGTAAGATCTCTAGACTCAGTTTTCTTTACTGGTCTTGCTAACGAAGCAACAGCAATAAGGTTTTTATCTTCATCGTAGATGCCTATTTTTGAAATATAAGTTGTTTTTTCAAAAGTGGCTGTTGGATCTTGATAAGAAGCAGATGTTATGTTTTTTATTATTCTTGCAGGTTCTACAAAGCGGCTTTCGCTGAATGAGAGTTCTTGATAACTATCTTTTGTATAGAAGGTAGGATTCTGGGACTGATTTAACTCTCCACGAGGTGCTGTGCAAAACATCATTTTTGTGTTAACATCACTTGTGGCTTCAAAATGCAAGTGATAAGATGAGGAAGGAAGTGAGGTAGATGAATAATCTTCATTGCCTTGGATTCCAGCAAGATAATAATACCACTTAAAAGGATCAGCGGAACCACCGGATTGATCATAGTTATCAACGTTAAACGTTGTTACGTCCCACGAACCAGTCAAAAGAATGGCGCCCATGTCTTTTAAAACAACTCCAGCAACAGAACCACTGTTTGCATCTTGTGGAAGTGTTTGAACCAACTCACCTTTCGCATTTGCTTCAAGTCTACCGGTTAAAGTTCCGGTTACAAAGAAATCTAACTTTAAAGTACTTGACTTTATTCCAGAACCAAAGAAAATAGAAGGTACATCAATCAAAGCGATTGTTTGTGTTCCCTTATCTCCAAGTGGTGAAGAATAAAGAAAGTGATTAGAATAGATCCTGCTTCTATTTAAAGTATTTTTTAACGCTTTTATTTGTCTTCTTGTTGTATCTGCTGGCAAATAAAAGTTTCTTGTAATGCTTGCTGATAGTGGATAAGAGCCTGAAATAACGTCTCCATAAGAAAAAGCATTGAAAGATGCATCACTTACAGTGCTAAGGCTATCTAATGATGAACCTTTCTCAACAAACGGATAAATAAGATTACCACTTGCTCTATCAACATTTAGTTCGTAAAGAGAAACAAAACCATTTGGAACACCATTTACCTTTGTTCCAAGTGAAGCACTACTATCTGAAGTGCCGTTATAATAAACGGTTCTATCGTTTGCAAAAAAAGAACATGATGGGTTAACCACCCTAAATTGGCTAACCACATCATTTTGCTTAAACTGGTAGAACTTCATTTTAGTAGTCTAGTCTGACTCGTAATGTAAGTTCGTTTGTTGGGTCTTTCTTAAGAGGTTCTGAAAGTTTTGCTACTGCAAGAAGGACATTATCTGAGGAGTAAAGTCCAACTGTTGTTACATAAGAAACAGGGGTGTCTGTTCTTGTGTTCTTGACAACAACTT